GCTTTAGCCTGAAACGCACTTGCGGCGTTTTGGTTTTGTTGCATCAGACGTTGGCGGTCAAGGTCGGACATGACATTACCCGCTACGTTCTGAAGGTAGGGGTTCATGTATGCGCCGATGTTGGCGTTCAGGAAGGATTGACCCTGAACTTGACCCGGCGTAAAACCAGCGACTTGCCCAGCAGTACCAACGGCTTGATTAACTGCGCCAGCGCCAGTACCAATCGCGCCACGTGTCATTTCCATGGCGGCCAGTTGGTCTGGGGTAAAGCCGGCAATATTACGTACGCCAAGTTGATTAGCGGCGGCTTGACCTTGACCAAAGACGTTTAGCGCCGCGTTAGTAAGGCGCGGGTCAATGGTTTGTTTGGTCTTTTGGGAAGAACTGCCCATTAGATGTCCTTAAATAAAGTATATTGTAAAGTTGAAAAACCGTCTTGTTGAAGGAAACTGCGTTCCCAGCCTCTACGGCCAGTAAGAGTTATCTGCTGGCACCCTTGGCCCTTGGCCCATTCGGTAAGTATCGGCGCAAGCCGTCTAATCTCGGTAAGGTCGCCACCGGCGAGAAAGACGTGAAACCGCTTTTTGCGTGGGCAAAGGTGGATTTCAGTAACTAATGCCGCTTTGTCAGTAGCCCAAAGTTGCATTTCGCCGGACAGTATTCCGTCAACAATATCTTCAAAATTGTGACTTCCGCCTGAATATTCCAAGGCCGCCTCAATAAATGGACGGGCGTTCTCGGCATTTTCGCGGATAATGTTGTCCATATTATAGCGCAGTTGTGCCTAATACGCCTGAATTGTCAACGGTTAATTTATAGCGGGTGCCGTTCGGGGACGTCATAATGATGGCCGTAGCACCGAGTTCTATATTCTCGTTTTTCTTATGGCTACGCTGTAACTCCCGTTCAATTTCGGCGCTTTGGGATTCCGCAAAGCGAGCATCGTAGCGGGCTGGCGGGCGGGGCAACTTCATCGGTTGCCGCCCAAGACGCCTTCCAGACGCATAATGCCCACCCGCCAATCGGCGTTACGTACGCCCTCGAAGCGCACACGGACTTGCCGGGCGGTCAAACGGACGTCCGTAGGCAGACCCATGGCGTAAGGGCCAAAGGCCGTTTCCGCACCGTTCGGGAAGAACTTCGCATAAACCCGAGCCTGTACGTCGCCTTGGGTTTTTTCGTCCGGCACAATCTGGCGCATCATCACCACGTTGTCGCCGTTGCCAACCTCGATGGGGCCGGATTCGGCGTACGGCGTAGCACCGTCATAGTTGAAGCCCACTTCATGCTCGTACACGTAGCCGTCAGGGCTGACCAGCATGGGCAACGAAAACACGCCAGAATCATCGCCGGCGGTGCGGGCGAGTCGGCCAATCGTCCATGTGTTTTCGCGGTAGTTCCACGCCACGTAACGGTCATTCTCGGTACTGGCTGAACTCGGATAGTGCCACCAGACCTCGCCAAAGGCCGTATTGTTGAAGGCCACGACCTTGGAAATCTGGGCGGTGTTGATGTCGCTAAAGACGTAGTCGTACACGGTGGACGGCAAGGGCTTGACGTACCCGTCGTAAATCCAGAAGCCCGAATCGCCCATCCAGACGGCGTAGGTTTCCACGGTGGCCACAGCGCCGGCGGATACCACGCCACACGCCGTACCGACCCGGTCAAAGCCATACACGAAGGGCGGGCCTTGGTACTGGGCAATCCAAGCGTCGCAGTCGGTGAGAATCAAGGTACCGGCGCGGACACGACGGCCGCATTGAATCGTTCCGGGGGTCTGAAGTTCGATGTCACCGGCCTGATTGGTGGCCGACGGCGTCCAGTCCGTATTGTCCTCGACATCAGACCACTTAATCAGGCGGGGGTTGCCGCTGGCGCCCAGCGCAAACATAATGCGCTCAGACGTGACAACGACGCCCTTGTTGCTAGTTGGGGCGTTGGTAATGGCTACCGCGTCGTTAGCGGTGTTAAGCGTCCATTCATAAATCTTACCGTCGTGCGGTGCGCAAGCAACAAGGTATTCCCCCCACGTGTCCAACTGCCACATGGACGCCGGGGTTGAGCCAGACGTAGTGGTGGACGGACGGGCAACGCCGTAGGCGTATTCGCCAAAGTCTTGGGTACCAAAGCCCACAGACGCGGTGGCGTTGGCGCTACCGGCGGTAAATCCGGTTGGGGTGATGTCCACTACCGTCGTACCGCCTTCAAGCGCGTACAGCTTTGAGTGCGTTCCCACGGCCGCCCAACGGGTGGCATTGTTCGCCCGCCACGTCAGGATGGCGCGCGGAACGCCCGTCAGTTGGGTTTCGGTACGTTTACGCCAGCCCTTGATGGGCTGGAGCGTATCGGAGTACCACCGAACAAGGTTAGCGTCAAAGAACCGCGCTTGGCTCTGGTAATCGGTGCCGTTGCGGTACACGCCCGGCGGGAGTTTGAGGGGCAGAAGCGCCATCAGTTCGTAATCTCTTTAATGGCCTTGAGCCGCGCATTGGCGGCTTCCAGCTTCAGGAAGCACAGGTAATAGGCTTCGGCAAGGTCCTTGTTCTTCGGGTCGTTGGCAAGCGTACAGGGGTCTTCGAGTACGACAAGTTCAGCCGGTAACGGCTGATACTTGACCTCGACCTTAACGGGCCGGCTGGCGCAACTGCTCAACGACAGCGTTAGGAACAGGCACACTACCCCATTCTTGGCTTTGCTTGTCAGAAACATAGACCTTTTCCAGTTTGGTTATGACTTTCGCCTTGGCACGGTCAAGTTTAATCTTGACTTCCGCATATTCTACCACGGCCTTGTCTGCTCGGGCTTTTTGGGCTTTACCTTCAGCTTCCAACTGCTTCAGGGCCGCCGTCATATTGGCCGTGCTTGCTTCGGCTACTAACAGGTCTTTCTTGGCGCTACTCAGGCGGAACGTCTGAACGCCAAAACCGACCAAAAGAAGAAAGGCGAGGAGCGCAAATACCGCGGCTCGGACTCCGCCTAGTAACTCAAGGACGAGAGATAAGGTCATTTTCTACGGCCTTTTTTGCTGGGACAATGGCGTCTTTGGTAATGATACGAAGCCAAATACCGATGACGCCAATGCTGAACATGACAATGCCAAACCACTTATCACCCAGAACAGCCCGGAGATTGGGGGCGTAGCCCTCAAACATCGACCAGATACCAGCCAAGGTAATGGCCAGATTCCAAAGGACGGTTTTGGACTTCAACCAGTATTTGTGAACCTTATCGGTAAACATCACGAGTCCAGTTTGAACATATACTCTACGACTTTTACAAAAACAGCGCCAATTGCCGCGCTGGCCGCGCCGACGGCTACCAATGTGCGCCAACTTCCTTCGGCGCGGGTAATGACTTCGTACATCTTGTCGATTTTGGCTTCCATGTGCTTGTTGCGTTCTTCAATAGACCGCACTCGGGCATCCAGTTGGCCAAGTTGGTATTCGAGCTTAACTTCCATGATTATGTGACTTCCGCGTCAAAAGAGAAGGTGCCAGTTACGACGGTGACGCCACCAGTACGTATAGACAGATTACCGCTTACGCTATTGTTACCCGGCGTAGATGAACTGCGAAGAACGCCAAACGTGCGGTCTGAACTAAGCGAAAGCCAAGTGCCGTAAGTTCCTATGGGGGCGCCGCCACCCAAAAAGCTAGAGGTAATGTCCAGCTTGATGTCGTACGAATTGCCGATGTTCGGCGTGGTTGGCAGATACCAGTTACCCGAGTCGCCATCAACGTAAGTGCCATCTGTGGCAAAGGTTACTTGAGCCGTTACCGTCGGCGACGGCGCCGAGGACGACGCGCTTACCGACAGCGACGGCACAACGCCACCCGTTGACCGATAGCGCATGACGTCAATCGGCTTCATTACTGCTCTACCGTAGCCGGCAGAACGTCCCACTTGGCGTCGGACGAGTTATAAATTACCGGGATATACATGGTCTTGTTGACCGTCGTAGTGGTCGGCAACACCGCGCCCATAGCCCGGTAGCCGGCTCCCCACGTAATCGCGCGCGCAGTACCGTTGTCCTTCAGCCGAATCACAAAGCCTTGACACTCGGCAAACGTGCCGGTGGGGTTGGCGAACTGGATGGCGGCGGCTTGGGCGGTTACGCGGACGGCGTCGTTGGTTGACGTCGGGGTGACGGTGGCGGATGACGTAACGCTCTGGACGCGCGGGTCCAGCGGGGCGGCGTCGGTAATGCCGTACCCAGACAAAGTGGTCGGTTCGCCAGTCAGATTAGCCCACGTAACCGACGCAACGGTGATATAGTTGGACGGGTTGCTGGCCAGATAGAACGAGGCCGAACTCAGGCCGTCCAGAAGGTCGGCGTTTAGACCTGAACCGGCTCCGTCCACGGTAAGCAACTTGGCCAGAACATCGGCGGCGGTGTAGGCGCTGGTGTTCAGCTTGAGCGCGATAGCATCGTTGGCCGATTTCAGACCAGAGTCAATGCTGTCGAAGTTGGTGTTCAGCTTGCCGCCCCAAGTATCGGTAGAAGCGCCGACTTCAGGCTTAACGTAGCTGTAATTGGTTGTGGTCGTGTCGGCCATTTAATCTTCCGTCCAAGTGGCGGGGGTGGTGTTATGGGGGGTCCAGATAGTGGACGAGGGGGTCTGGGCGGTCCATGTGACCGAAGTCGTGGAATAGGGTACCCAGCTTGCGGAACCGGCTGTATGCGGCGTCCACGTTGCTGACTCTATTATATCAGATTCCCACAACAACCGTATTCTGGCTATTACGGAAATAGGGTGTTCTGAGAGAGAATGAAATCCTAGCATCGTCTTGGACTATGCCTTATGTAAGCCAAGAATAATACAGCTTGGTCTTAGCCTTGCGGTCATCGAGGCCGTGGGTTCCGCCATTTATTCTTTTAGTCAGGGCAAGGATGGTGGCGTCGTCCACACCTTTGTCACAGATTGCCCACAGCTTGTTCTTGTCAAAGAAATACTTGGCAGACTCAAAGGCATACTCATCAGCCACAGCGTTTGGGTCGATGGTCTTGCCCAGCCAGTCAGTAAAGTCCTTATAGTTCGATTTGCCCGTAAGTTGCAAGGCTCCTCGGCCTTTGTATAGCCATCCCGAACCGCTGGCCTCATCGCCGTTACCCATGCGGTTAGCATAGACGCGATTGGCAATCTTTTCCGGTTGCCGGGCGTACTTGTTGGCCGTAGCTTGGTCGAAATACTTAGGGAATATCCTAAGCAAGCCCTCGGCTGAGTAGTTCAGATTCTCAGAGAAGGCTTTGAAGTTGCCGGACTCGTGGGCGGTCTGGGCAAAGAAGTGAGCCGCTTGGACAGGGGTTAGCTTGTAATAGGCCATCGCGGCCTTCAACGTTCCCTTGCCAAACACGCCGTCTGCCGTTACGCCAATCTTAGCTTGTAAAGATGCCAGACTCATTCTTTGTTTTCTCCGTTGTTTGATTTCGTGTCAATCATAATCCCAGACAATATGCCCGTCAGGAAGGTGGCAATGGGAACGATTAGCTTAAAAAACTCTGCATCATTAGGTGCTTGTGCGCCAATCGGTTGGGTTACAAAGACTAGGGAATACAGCACCACGCAGACAATGACGCAAAGGGTGAAGGAAAGGGCGATGCCAATCATAAAGCGCATCCGCGCCTTGAGTTCGCTTTCTGTATATCTAGTCATTTAAGTGCTCTCCGTAGACATCTGCCGGACAAGTGCCATCGCCCTTGCAGTCTTTTTTGCAATGTATGGTGTCAAAGTTTTCAGGGTCTTGGCAGGCGTACCTGTAACGGGATTCACAGCCAGCTAATGCCAAGACGCCTATTATAATCAATAGCTTAGTTTTCATGGCGGTGCTCCAACATTACTGTGGGCTATCAATGTTAATACATTAGTGTTTGTGGTGCTAACTACTACGGAATCTACTAACCGCCGTACCTCTGCCTTTACCGTAATAGTCCTTGTCAGGTTTACGCCATTGTCTGCCGTAGCGGTCATGCTTATCTCGGCATTTAAGTCTAGCCAAGAACCAAAAGTACCTAATATCTCGCTAGAACCTGTACCGCTTGTGGTGTCCGACATCTTGGTAAACCGCACCTGATAAAAACTTCGCGGAGTTCCAGTAAGCCACTCTTTAGTAAAGTTAGAGAAGTTACCTGAGCCTACCATGTCGCCGTCTGTGTTTACCTCAAGACTAACGGTTGACGGAAGCGCGTCATACTCATTGTTTCGTGCTGTCCCTGCCGTTACGGTTGCCACATAGCTTTCTACAATCTCTGAGCCATGAAAGTTGGACAGGGATATAGTTCCGCTAGTCGGCACATTAGGTACGGTATCCGTAGTAAGGACAAGAGAACCGCCCTTGTAATACTCAGACAGCGAGTGTGGCGTAGCACCGCCAAACATCTGCGCTACCTGAAGTACGCTTATTGTGCCACTACTCGGCAGAGCCATCGGCTTCTACCGCTTCAGTCGTTACGGGTGCTTCTGGCTCTACAACGGGTTCAGCCCACGGGAACTCGGCAGCCTGGACATCCTTGATTTCATTCTTTACCGCTTCAATCTGGGCAAGGATTTTCTGCTCTACATGGTCTTTGTACCCACCGACCACTTCGGCTTGAATCCATCCAATCACCGTGTCTTGGTCAAGATTCTCGTAAGGCACAAAGTTGTGAAACTCTACATTCTCTAGCTTGAACGGAGTCGCACCGCTAAAAGTGCCAGAGTTGCCATCAGCATCCGTGCCAGTCAATTCCCATCGAGTGCCGATGATTACATCTTTGGTCGTTTCGCTATTGGCTTTCTTGAGTCCAGTCAGTTTCCAAGCGTAAGTGAGTGCCATGTTAGTTACCTTTAAGTTGTTCAATGGTTAGTTTAAGTTCGTCAATCTGAGCCTGTTGCTCTTTCATTGCTTCAATTAGCAAGCCTACCATGTTGCCGTATGCTACGCTGTAATTTGTTTCCTCGCTTCCCATAACCACTTCGGGAAGAACTTTCATCACTTCCTGTGCAATAACACCACATTGTCTAGAACCAGTATCAGTTCGCGTGTAGGTGTATCCGTTTAACTGCTGTACCTTATCTAAGGCGTTTTCAATCTTAACAATGTCTGTTTTTAGTCTAGCGTCAGAATATGCCGTGACATTGTTCAGCATTGTCAGGTTGCCAGAGCCATCCATCTGGAAGGCATTGCTCGATGCCGACCATCCACCGATACGGAACACATTGTCTGTACCAAGACCCATGTTAATAGCGTATGCGCCAGTACGATGGAACGACATGGATGCTACGGTGCTAGAACTACCACGAACAGAGAACGAGCCAGTATCATTTGCGCCGTTAACATCGGTTGCAGAAGAAGAGCGACCAGTCAAAAGGTCATTCATCACCAATGCGCTTATATTTGAAGTGCCGTTTGGATTTACATAAAATGCTGAGTTATCGTTGTCATAGTATATAGATGCAAACATCGGCCCATAAGTAATGATATTCCCATATGGGTCAAAAACCATTCTGTCTGATGCACCATTATTCCTAAGAACAAGATTACCAGTGGATGTGCAAGCAATCGTGCTATTCCACGAGCCTTGACTCTCAAGAGCAATAACAGCCGTACCAGATGATGCTTCGCTAACTACAAGCTTTCCAAGTGATGCTGTTGCGCCTGCGCCGATAAGCACCTTGCCTGCGCTGTCAATGCGCAGTCTTTCAGGTGGTCCACTTCCAGACGCATGAGTATTAAATGATATAAAGCCATTTGTTACATCGCCCTGAATTAGCAAGGGATAAGTAGTTCCATCACCCCAATGAACAGAACGGGATGTAGTATTCGCATCATCAAACGCAAAGCCACCACCTGCGATAGAAAGCCTACGACCCGGACTTGTCGTACCAATACCTACATTACCAGAGCTGTTGATGCTCATTCTTGTTACTGGCGTGTCTCTAGTTCCACCAGAGAAAGTAATTAGTCCCGTAGTGCGCTCATAACCAATCTGAGACGCGCCTGCTGTGCCACTGAAATAACCGCCAAGTCCAACGAATGAATATGTGCCAGAGCTTCCTGCCCACATTCCATCAAAGGTGTTATTGGCAACAGTCAATCTAAACGGTCGAGAGTCTGAGCCAATACCGACATCGCCTGCCACCACCATAGATGTGCCTGTATTGGCAGGGTCTAGGTAGTAGGCTGAGTTGTTAACATCCTTGAATACAGGCGCGTTACATTCAGCACTAACACTAAGTATGCCAGCGTCAGTAAATGTAAAAGGAACGGCATTATATGCGCTGTTTATTATCTCTAGATTTCCGGTAGGACCAACACGAAAATGTTTATTAGGATTTGTTGCGCCAGATGCGGAGTTTGTTAATACAAGTTGACCGCCAAATGTTGCGCCTATATCATTGCTAAAAGTTTTAACACCGCCGATGGTCTGATTGCCTGTGGTATAGACACCATTAGTGACTGTGCCTGCATTACCAGTTACGCTGATTCCCCAAGAGCCAGAAGCACCACCACCAGTCAGGGTAGGTGCATAGCTGTTGTAGTTGGTTGAGTGAAGAAGCAGACTTCCTACACCACCTGCGCAGTTAGCCAAGTCAATGTACGCGCCCTTAGCTGTGCCACTTGTTTGAAACACACGGAAAAACCCAGAAGCAGGTATGTCTGTGCAGACTGTTCCCTGAACAGGGTCAAGCCACAGAATCTCACCGCCTTCACCACCACCGCTTTGCCCCATCGTTACAGAGCCAGTAAAGGTTTTATTGCCTGTGATGGTTTGTGTTCCAGTAGTGTAAACGCCATTGGTAACTGTGCCTGCGTTACCCGTAACGCTGATTCCCCAAGTTCCACTAGCCCCAGTACCAGTCTTGGACGGCGCATCGTTGGCAATTTCGGCGTTGACAAATTCGGTAGTAGCAACTTGTGTGGTATTAGTGCCGACGGCCGCAGTCGGCGCTGTCGGCGTTCCCGTCAATGCCGGGGACGCCAACGGGGCTTTCGCCGCCAAGTCCGATACTAGATTGGTAATCTTGCTTTGCGGCAGTTCTGGTACATCCGTAGCAGACGCCGCCGCTAACGCACCGGAACTACCTTTCAAAAGGCCGGAAACTGACGTTGAAAGCGTAATGGCCGGAGTTGTAGTCGAGTTGGCTACGGAACCGGATAATCCATTAGCCGACACAACCGATACGCTTGTGACGGTACCCGAACCGTTTGTTTGATTTTCCCAAAGCCCATTGTTGTATGTAAGAACTTGGCCGTTAGTTACGCCGTTAATCCGCACATTGTGCAGTTCGTTAAGTTCATAGCCGTTATCGACCTTTACATAGATTTTGCCCTGATTATTGTGGGCATAGATAACGAATCCGACAATGACGGTATGAATTGGGGCTTGCGGTTTTACATTAGTAAGTCGCCCAGCAACAGTTCCAGACAGGTACAGAACATCGCCATCATTCCACGATTCGCCCTGAAGCGAACCCGTGGTATTGATGTTCGTAATGGTGCCGCCGGTGCAGACAAAGCCTTCTTGGTTATTGGCAATCGTTTCGTTGACAAGGCCAATGGTGTCGGCGGAGTTGGCGTCATTGTTGGCTTGCGCTAGTGCAACTTTTGGGCGTTGCCCTTGGGCGCCGCTAATCTTAACGCATTGGTAATTGGCGGCCGATAAACTAGAACCTATTTTATTAACGATGCGGATTACTTGTTTCTGGCCAATGTGTATTGTTACGTTACCGCCTTTTAGGCCAAGGTCAAGCGTACCGTCTTGGTCGTTCCAGAACAGACGGCCAACGGCGGTGGCTGGGGCGGCGGCGGTGTCAAAGTCCACATAGTCGGCAAGACTGATACCGCTGTTGATGCCAGTAGCGTCGTCTTTACTGACAATTTTGTTAGCCGGAAGCGTTACAAATACGTCTTTTGTACCGGCGGGGAAGTTGACTTTAGCATTTAGATTAGAAGACGCCAAAACTATGTCGCGGCTCAACGTACCACTACCAACGGTTCCTACGCCAACTTCCCAGTTATCGTTGCCTTCGGCAACAATGGCGTAATACGTGGTATTGCCGGTTCCTATTGTAGAAAACGGCTCAAACGTATCCGAAGACCCACCTAAAGATATGGTTCCTAGCCCAACAGTTGTGGTTGTTTCTTTAACTCGGTCTTTCAGTATTAGGGTCATAGATTAACCAATAGGGCGGACGCGCGCGCGCAGGGGTCCGCCGGAGTGCTTCGCGCGCTCGTCGCTCAAGCGGATTTCTTCGAGAAGTTGGTCAGCCATTCCTTTCCACAAAGCAACGCGCTCGTCTTCTTTAAGATACGGAGCCGCATGGACAAGAGTGGCATACACGTACAGGTCTGGCCATGCCGTCAACAACCAGTTGGTCGGGTTTCCGTCAGACAACGCCGGAATCTTCATGTAATATGTCATGTCAATTTCGGTGTTGGCTCCAACCGGGGGGACAACTTCAAGTTGTTCGCCGACAATAGTGTAGGCGTCGGCGTTGGTTTCGCCGTAACGGTTGGCGCGGATACGGTCAGCTTGGTCCAGCGTCACGAAGTCCAGAACGCGGACGGGGGTGACGTTAAGTTGCAGATTGATGGCTTCCAGCCAATCCGTAGGGATTTGGATGTATTGCCCCGTCAACGTGGCGTATGCTCGTTTGACTTGCTGGCGGGTGCGCAGTTCACGATTGAACTTCGCCTCAGCCAGTTGAATGAAATTTGGAATTGCCGCAGTTAAATCAGCGCGGTTGAGCCAGTCGGCTACTGCTGTTTTCAACTCGGAATAAGTAGAGATGGCCATTAGATTTTACCCGGACGCATACGGAAGTGACGGTTATCGCTGTCGTTAAGCCATTCTTTGAATTTTTTCTGGTCGTCGATAATGCCTTTGGCTTTTAAGTCAAAATAAAGCGGAAGCGGGATGCTGGCTACTAACTGGCCGTCACCCCACCGTGCTTTTTCATCGACGTTATTATAACGCTGTTTGTTGAGTTCAACGATGTTAGAGATGTCGTGTTCCGTTTCAATGGTACACTCGTCAGTTTCATCATCATAAGTAAAATACCGCTTGGAGCCGGTAAGTGGGTCAATATCAAATAAGCGTTTGTCAGTCATAGGAAGTTAGGGGCCGGGTTGGCCGGCCCCTTCCTTTTCTTCAGATTACGACAGGTCGGCGATGACG